GCCCGCTTGATGTGGAAGATAGAGTTATTGCGAAATTCATGCTCACTGCAATGCGCGGTGGAATGCTCAAGGTTAATGGAGCAAACGAAACCCTCGACTTCACCTACGTTGAAGACGCAGCCAAAGGAATCGCAGCCGCAAGTTTAAGCGATAATACAAACAACAAAACATACAACATTACAAAATCACATAGCAGAACATTATTAGATGCTGCTAATCTTGCTGTACAAATTGTAGGTAAAGGTAGCATAGAAGTTAAAGATAAAGATATTGACTTTCCTAGTAGGGGTGCATTGAACATTGATGCTGCCCGTAGAGATTTTAATTATGATCCCAAGGTTGATGTAGAAGAAGGATTTCAAATGTATTACAGGTGGTTAAGTGATTCCCCATTTTGGTCTACAAAGACAATATAAACAACTAAAGGAAGAATTACTTGATGCTACTGATAAAGTTTTAAGTAGCGGTACTTACCTTGACGGAAAATACACAAACAATTTTGAAGATTGGCTTTGTAAAAAAACACAATCTAATTACGCAGTAACGGTGCATAGTGGAACTCAGGCACTAGAAATTATTGCTGACTTTGTAAAAATAAATTCTAGAATTTATGGGTATGAAAATCCTACAGTCATCTTGCCTAATATTAGTTATCCTGCAACACTAAATGCCTTCTTACAAAAAGATTTAGATGTAAATTTATTTGATACTGACAAGTATGGAATATTATCTGATGATGTACCAAACTTAAATTTTTATTGCTTGGTTGGTTTATATGGACGCAAACCCTGGGCAGATATTGAATTTTTAGATAGTCCCAATGTAATTGTAGACGGAGCACAACACTGGCTTGTTGCTGACGGAAATATAGGTTTGGGAATGTCTATTAGTTTTGATCCTACTAAAAATTTACCTAGTTCAGGTAACGGTGGCGCCATAGTTACAAACGATTTAGATTTGTATAATTTTGCGTTGAGATATAGAAATAATGGTAAACCAAACTTTGATTTTGTAGGAAGCAATACAAAATTGAGTGAGCACGATTGTGCTCATTTATTAGTAAGGGCTAATTATATAGATTTTTATCAATATCGCAGGGAAGAAATACGTAAATATTACTGTTCTCAATTAAGAGATTATGTAAGTTGTTTAAGCGATAGTGATATCCCCCACGCTAATCAAAAGTTTGTATTATACTCCCCTGAACATAGAAATGATCTTCACTCACATCTGATGGCTTCAGGGATAGAATCTAAAATACATTACGATTATACTTTAGGTGAGTTAAAAACAGCAGAAACCATCAAATTTAAGCCAAACATGATGTCTATTAGTTGTATGCTAACTAGGGGAGTCTTAAGTTTACCGATTTATCCGGAACTCACTGACGGTGAAGTAGAATTTATTGCTAAGTCTGTAAAAGATTTTTTTACGCTGCATAAATAAAGTTATGTGGATTATGTCTATTTTGCCCGAAGCGGCCGCGCATACTATTTTTATCCTAGGATTCTTCGGAATAATTGCTGGATTTGTGCTAGGTTTTATACCTGTCATTAAGAGATATATTATACCCATCAAAATCATTAGTTTGATTGTTTTCACACTAGGGGTTTATTTAGAAGGTGGAATATCGAACGAAAAAAAATGGCAACTTAAAGTAAAAGAAATGGAAGCACAAATGGCTGAATTAAAAGCCAAGGGCGCCGAAAAGAATGTAGAGATACAAACTAAAGTTATAGAAAAAACAAAAGTTGTCAAAGAAAAGGGCGAAGATATAATCAAGTTTGTAGATAGAGAAGTAGTTAAAAAAGAAGAAGTTATCAAATACATCGAAAATTGTCCTGTACCTAAAGACATAATAGACGCACATAATGCTGCTACAGAAATGAACAAAGCAGTAGACAAAATAAACAAGGCTGCTGAAAGGAACAAAAAATGAGACTTTTTGCTGCTTTATTTTTTGTATTATTAACAGGATGTGCGACTACAGTTCCAGTAACTGCAAGTTTTCCCGGATCTGTTCCTGAACTAATGAAACAATGCGAAGACCTAAAAAAAGTAGAAGTCAGCGGCCCGGTATCTATTACTGATTTACTAAAAGTAGTTGTAGCAAACTATAGCCTGTACTATCAATGCGCTAATAAAGTTGAAGGTTGGCAAGACTGGTACAACGAGCAGAAGAAAATCTTTGAAAGCGCCAAGTAACAATTTACTTATAACTATCCTTACGTTTTTTGATAAATAGTTTATAGGGTAAAATTATGGTAAAACAGGTCAACACTAGTTATTTGGATAGTACAATTTTAAATACAATACAGCCCAGCCAATCTACTAATCCTATTGTAGAAGTGATTGAACCTATACCTGAGGAAGTTACTTCAGGAAATACAACTATCAATAATATTTTACAAGCCAATAATATCTATATTTCTACAATAAATTCCCCTGTAACTAACTTAGCAGAATCATTCAATAGTACATATTTGTACACATCGCTTCCATATGGAGCGCAAGAATATATTAACATTGGCGCATCACCCAATGATGGCACCGGTGACCCCTTAAGAGTTGCCTTCCAAAAGGTTAATAATAACTTTTCAAATTTATTTTCTACTGCAACAGTCAACACAGAAGCAGTAACTGTGGGAACAACTCCTGATCAAGTGATATTAGAATATCCTGCTGATATATTCTTGCAAGGAACAATACAGATACGTAGTTATGATCCTGCCAGCATAGACATGCAAAATATTATTTTATCTGCATCAATAAACAATTTAGGAAACAACGTTAAATTTACAGCGTATGCTACTGTATTTGATGGTAACGCAGTATGTACATATGATATGGATGTATTTGATGGTTCAGTAAGAGTGTTAGTAACACCATTATTAAACACTTCTATTAATCACTTTATATCGTATCAAATAACCAACCCGACTGCTGTAGAAGGTCCTGCTATTGGATTAGATGGTTATCCTTTAGGTGATATTATGGGTACTGAGTTAGATGAAGAATTAATTACTGAAGGAATATAATGAGAGCCAAAGAATTTATCTCAGAATCCGGTGCAATGGGGTCTATATTGCCTGAGGTGCAGAGAACATTGCCTGCTAGTTACGTCATACCTGAACTACAAAATAATGATTTCTATAAACAATATAGATTTGGAGTTGCACTTGCTGGTGCCAAAGGTGCCGAACAAAGAAAACAAGATAATGTACCAGAATATAGTACAGAAACACCCTGGGGTGAAAATGAAGTAATTATTTCATATGCTGGTGATGGTGTAGAAGAAAAATTTATCAATGATGCATTACGTCAAGTAGGAATATCTGCTACAGCAAAGAAACAAGTAACCACAACTAAAAGTGAAGAACCTGCCGATACTGGTAAAGATAGTTTACTGAAACCCTTTAAAGGATATAAGAGATGAGAGCTAATGAGTTTGTTACTGAAAGTAAAAAAGGCTTACGAGGTAATAATAGAGCAGAAGCCAATACTGAATTCTCGGCAGCACATCCTAGCATAGTTGCACCACATGGTAGAGGTGACCTATATATAGGACGTTACTATGACTTTTACAGAGTGGCACAATTAACAGGCATGCATCCTGATGAATTAGAAGAAATGGATTTAATTAGTTTCTTTGGTAACTTACCAGTATTCAGTGGTTATAGTGAATGTGACCGTGATAAGTTATTTCGTGTAATGAAGAAATTAGGTATGAAGCCTAAAGACTATATCCCTACTGGTAGCCAAGAAATGGATGATACTAACGTTACTAGTCCAGTTAAAAGTTTCAAGGGCTATAAAAAGTAATGTGTATCATAATTGCAAAATACTTTGACGGTATTGGTTGGGCAGGTGCCAAAAATCGTGACCGTAAATATATACCTACACTTGATTTTTTAATAGAGGATTCAGGTGATGTTGAGCGTTGCATGATGCATGATCAAGTAACGGGATACAAAGAAGGTATCAATAGTTACGGACTAAGCATACTCAATACAAGTTTAGATGTATTAGAGGATGAACCTGATGTTGAATCGGGTAAAGCAAAGAACAGTCCCGATGGACAAGCAATCTCAGAAGCATTATCATTAAAAGATCCACTAGATGCAGTAAAACTTTTAGTCAAAAAGAAATTAGTTGGATGCACTATGGTCTTTAATAAAGATGATATGTATCTTATTGAAGCCAGTGACCAAGACGGCACTAAACCATATGAATTTTTAGTAAAGAAGATTGCAAAAAATAATGTTGTTGCTAGAACCAATCATGGTATATATTTACCCTGGGCAAGTTTTCAGCGTGTAGAAGATGATAAGCAACAAACATTAGATAGAATCAGTAGCGAATCTAGATTATTACAAGCGGAAGCAGTAGTAGAAAGTGCTAAAAAACCTGAAGATTTAGTAGATGGATTGTGTCAAGTGAATATTGACAACCCACAACTAAATATAATGAGATTTAGTACTGAAAATGATATGTTCCGTACAACAAGCCAACAATTGTGTGTTCCAAAAGAAAGAACACTATATTGTCGCCCTGTAAGTAGCAATCTACAGTTTAATTTCTGGGAACTGAATAAACCAAATCGAAAAACATGGGTAGAGATACTAAGCAATCGTGAATTATGGAAGCATAGTCGCAATGATCAACCATTCGATGAACTTTCACTAAAGGATGTAGATGAGAGCAAATGAATTTGTAACTGAAGCAAAGTATGGGGCAGCAAAAGATGTCCCTGCCGACGCTAAAAAATTACCTAAATCTCATGTTTCTGCCATGAAGGGCGCAATAAGCATGCCTGATATATCACAAGTTAAGCAAGGCGGCAGTCCATATGCACAATGGCGTTTTGGTATAGCGATGGCAGGCGCACCCGATTACCCTACAGATCCTGCAGGTGCATTTGCAGGAGATCCATTATTAGCGACATATACAGACGCTGAATTGGAAATCATCAATTCTGCTGCCAAAATGATAGGAGCAGGGGAAGTTAAGCAATTAACAAATAACAGAAGCAACGAAGCAGATTTTGTCAATACTTCTAGCCCAGTTAAGTCATTTAAAGGGTACAAAAGAAAATAATTCTAGTTTCAATTTAGTGAATAAGTAGAATTATATTTTGTTGGATTTTTAAATGATTGATATCAATACTACGATTGACCTTGTTAAATTAAAATTTTATAATGAATGGCTATATACTGCACACATCTACGATGAGGGTGATAGTCAATTTCACAGAGAATTAACTACTCAAGTGGTTAAAACTTATATCGATCCGCTTAATTTGCCCAAAGACGCAAAAATTTTAGATTTAGGTTGTGGTCCTGGCTATTTCTTAGATGAAATGAAATCACGTGAGTATACCAATGTTGTCGGAGTAACATTGAGTGCGGGTGATATTAAGATTTGTGAGGATAAAGGTCATACAATTAAAAAATATGATTTAAGTTTTTTACCGCAAAAAGACGGATATGTAGATGAAAGCATGGATCTTATATTTTTACGTCATGCACTAGAACATAGCCCATATCCTATATTCAGTTTAATGGAATACAATCGTGTATTAAAGCAGGGTGGAAAAATATATATTGAAGTTCCTGCACCAGACTGTGAAAGAAAGCACGAATGGAATTTAAATCATTATAGTATATTGGGTGAACAGCAATTACTTGCATTACTAAATCGCACAGGATTCGACGTAAATGTATTAAATTCTATAGAATTCGACTTGGGAATTAAAGATGGTCCTGAAGGTGAAATACGCAAAGTACGTGAAAAATTCTATTGTCTAATAGCAACTAAGCAGCGGCCACTGGATATAAAATAATCAGATAAATACTCTCAAGAGAGTATTTTATGGCCGTACCTACCCCGTCTGAAGTTTCCCCTTGGTATTTAAGAAATATTACCCAAGCCCTAGGACTTGATGAAGCCACTGGGCAAGTCTTCATAAGAACCGATGCACAGATCATAGGTAACGTTAGTGTAGGTAACGTAGCGATAGGTGCATTAGGTAACGTTGATATCTCTGGCACTACTCTTCCAGTAACAATCGACAGCGGTAATGTTACCGTATTTCAAGGCACTGACCCGTGGATAGTATCTGGTAATGTTAATGCTACACTCAATGGCGATGCTAATGTAGTTATTTCGGGGTTTAGCGGGGCAACCTCAGATGCGTTTGGTCGTTTAAGGGTATCAGAACCTTATACATTGTTTGATACACAATCTCGCTATTTTGATCATGGGCAATTTGCTTCAAATGTATCTGGTACAGGCAATGTAGTTTATGTACAAAATCAAAGTAGTTATCAGTTAAATGTAGGATCCGTATCAGGTGATAGCGTAATACGTGAAACGCTCAAAGCATTCCCCTATCAGCCTGGTAAGAGTCAACTTACATTGAACACATTCTGTATGAACACACCTGAAGCCAATCTACGCCAGCGTGTAGGGTTGTTTGATAGCAATGATGGTGTATATTTTGAAAACGACGGCGAATATAATTATTTTGTTATACGTTCAGGATCAACTGGCGTAGAAGAAAGAGTAAGACAAGATGCATGGAATGTTGATAGATTGAATGGTGCAGGCGGTGCGACTAACCCTTCAGGTTATACATTATATCCTGACCGCACACAAATTATGTTTGCTGATGTTGAGTGGTTGGGTGTAGGTAGTGTGCGTGTAGGATTTGTTATTAATGGTGCTTATATTATTTGCCATCAATTTAATCACGCCAACCAAGTTGGTAATACAAAAGTCTATATGACTACTGCGACATTACCTATCAGATATGAAATCACTAATACTGGTACTACTACTGGCACTAGTATGATGACACAAATTTGTAGTTCAGTTATCAGTGAAGGTGGATTCCAACTATCAGGATCAGGTAATCCAAGATCAGCCTCACATTTGATCGGCTCCCCGATCGTATTACCCAATGATAATAGTTTTAAACCTTTAATCGCTATAAGATTAAAAAGTACCAATTTAAATGCAGTAGTCATTCCTGTAAATTATTCAATAGTTCCGACTGCCGGCAGTATATTCCAATATCGTGTATATAAGAAAGCGATAACAACGGGTGGTAGTTGGGTGCCTTCAGCCGCTGATAGTTCGGTAGAATATAACCTAGCGCCTACAACATTAGTGAGTGGTGACATTGCAGAACAAACATTTTTGAATTCAACTAATCAAAGCACAGGAGCACCAACGCAAGAAGCATTCAGTTTTGAGTATCAACTTGAAAGAGACCCTTTTACTGGTGTTGCTTATGAATATGTAATTACAATGGCTACTACTGGACAGAATCAAAATATATATGCTAGTATCGAATGGCAAGAGATAAGTTAAAATGGAAAACAATAAACTAGTTGAATGGATTTTTAAAATCACAGTGGCAACATTATCAGCGGTAGTGTTTGCTGTTGTAATGGTCTTATTGGTTGGTCTTTTTACATCTGACGTAGATAACGATAAAATATTTGATATTATAGGTCCTGCGTTCAGTACAGTCATCGGAGCATTCGTTGGATTACTAGGTGGATTGTCATTAAACAAAAGTAGTTCAAAAGATTGCCCAAAGAATGATACCAAATAAATAATGGTATGAGTGGAACAGCATCACTAGTCAAAACACCCTACGTTAAGACTAAATTTAAAACACAAAAAGAATTAGATGATTTTGTAAAATGTTGTGACCCCGCAATGGGCCATTTGCATTTTATGGATAATTTTTTCTATATACAGCATCCAACACGCGGATCGATGGTTTACCATCCATATGCATATCAAAGAAGATTGATTGAGACATATCATAATTATCGTTATAGTATAGCACTTATGCCTCGACAATCAGGTAAGTCAACAAGTGCTGCCGGATACTTGTTATGGTATGCCATGTTTGTTCCAGATAGTACGATTCTTATTGCTGCACACAAATACACGGGCGCACAAGAAATTATGCAGCGTATTAGATATGCATATGAAAACTGTCCTGATTATATTAAAGCAGGTGTTACTACTTACAATAAAGGCTCACTAGATTTTGAAAACGGTAGTCGTATCGTATCAGCAACCACGACAGAAAATACAGGTCGTGGTATGTCTATATCACTATTATACTTAGACGAATTCGCATTCGTTAGACCTTCCATTGCTGAATTATTCTGGACCTCTATTACACCTACTTTAAGTACTGGTGGTAAAGCAATTATCACCAGTACGCCTAATTCTGATGAAGACCAATTTGCATTGATTTGGAAGCAAGCAAACAAAACAGAAGATGCGTATGGTAATACAACAGAACTAGGTGTCAATGGATTTAAGGCTTATAGGGCACATTGGAACGAGCAACCAGGTCGTGATGAAAAATGGGCCGAAGAAATGAAAGCACAACTTGGTGAAGATAGATTTAGACGAGAGATTGGTTGTGAATTCATTATTGCTGATGAAACATTAATTGCCCCCACTACACTAATTGATTTAGAAGGTATAGATCCTGTAACACGCATGGGGCAAGTTCGTTGGTATAAGAAACCTGAAAAAAATAACATTTATGTTGTAGCACTGGATCCAAGTTTAGGTACTGGAAGTGATCCTGCAGCCATTCAAATTTATGAAGCAAATACTACTATTCAAATAGGTGAATGGAAACACAATAAAACAGATATACCTACACAGATTAAACTGCTTGCACAAATAAACAAGTATATTCAAGAATGTACAAATGAACCTAACAACATTTATTATTCTATAGAAAATAACAGTATCGGTGAGGCTGCTTTAATTTCATTAAATGAATATGGAGAAAGTAACATACCAGGATTATTTCTAAGTGAAAGAGGAAAGAAACGTAAAGGATTTAATACTACGCACAAAGTAAAGTTAACAGCCTGTGCTAAGTTAAAAACATTAATAGAGAGCAAAAAACTTACAATTAACAGCAAAAGTTTGATTTCGGAATTAAAGTCATTTATAGCAGTGGGCGGGAGTTATCAGGCCAAAATAGGAGAAACTGATGATTTGGTTATGGCCTCATTATTAGTTGTGCGTATGATGCAGGAATTATCGGATTATCACACAAATCTTGAAGAACAAATACGTGACCATGAAGAATATATACAGCCTCTACCTTTCTTTGCTGTGATTAATTGATAAATACACTATGCCCATTCAAAACGATTCATTAAACCGAGATTTATACGACCTTTTAAATTCTAGAGGGTATGATCCTATCCCCAGAGATAGTGATGCTGCTAAAGCAGGAAAAACAGTACCCCCAGAAGAAGCAGATGTTTTTAAGTTTACATTCAAACAGCAAGGTGAGGATGTAGATTATGGTTGGGTTACTGTTGACGGAACAAAGTACTTGATTGTTTATTTTGATGAAGATATCGGGGAAAAAGCAGGAACCAGAAGTAAAGATAGTGATTTTGATGATAGTTGGTATGGATTTTTAACATTCTTGAAGAAATGGGCGTTTTCTAAACGTCTAAAATTTATGTTAGAACCAAAACAAAAAATAGATAGCGACATGGCAAAAAGGACTTATATGAAAAAGAAAGAACAAATTGCAGAAGGTTATTACCCAATGGGTAAAAGTGCAAGTTACAATGATAACATTCCAACTGTGAAAATTATTTTACAGCACACTAGACAGATCCAAGAAGGCGAACAACGTTACCGCAATGTTGCTAAAATATTTTTAGAGAACACAGAAGGTGAAAGAATTCTTGCACCAACTAAAAAGCCTGGTCTTGCACAAATCTATGCTAGACATTTAGCAGAAGGTGGTGTGCCAAACGATGAGCGTTGGAATCATATCAAGAGCCTTTGCGAAGAATATCAAAAGATGGCAGGATTCGTTCGTGCTGTTCGTGGCAATCAATTCAATGAGTCTGCACAAAGATTAGTAGAAGCAGGGTTAAATCATTATCAAAGCATACGTGAATCATTGAGCAAAATGCGCGGTCATCGTGGATATACTGCTTACTTTGAAAGTTGGACTCCTACACTAATGGAAACTGAAGGTGATGAACAAACTAATTTAAATGAATTGTTTGTGCAAGAAACATTAGACCCACGCATTGAAAGTGTAATGCCAATACTAAGCAAGTTAAAAGTTAACTTAGGTGAAATGAAAGAAGTAGATGAGTTAGCAGAATGGGCAGATAATTTATTAGAAGCACCTGGTGCAGAAACATTATCACACAATCAAGATACAGAAAAATCAAATTTAAAGGCGTTTGATTTAGCAGAAGATGATTTACAAGAACCTGCCATTGAAGAATTGGAAGAAGAAGCAATGGAAGAAAGTGGATTACAAGCATATCTAGGCAACAAGAAGTATGGTAAAGAAGGCATGGATGCATTACGCAAAGCAGGCCGTGAACATGCCGGTAAAGAAGAAATGGCAAAGATTCGTGCCAAGTATGATAAATTAGACGAAGAAGATATGGAAGAAGGTCTTGCTGGTGCAGCAATAGGTGGAATTGCAGGCGCCGCATTAACTAAAACACCAAGTGGTGCAATGGCTGGTGCAGAGTTGGGGAGCAAATTACAAGATAAATTTACTGACAACAAAGAAGTTGATGAGGGCGCATTGGATACAATTAAAAATGTTGGTAAAAAAGTTTTAGATAAAATAGCACCTGATGATGAAGATTTGTTAAAAAGATTACAAAAGAGTGCTGGAATACCAAAACACGCACAACACGGTAAACCAAGAATGGCTATGCCAAAAGAAGAAGAAGTGTCAGAAGATTTAGATGCCAATCAAAAACGTGCAGGACAATTAGGTCCAACTGAAAAGGTTAAAAACAATAATATTGGTAAATTAGTTGGTGCCAATGAATCTAAGCAAACTGATGAAAACTTCATCAACATGGCTCCGCAAGCCGTTGCAGAAGAAGTTGATACGGGAGAACATGATGCAAGGAAAAAACAACCTTCAAGTAAAGAAGAAAAAGATAAAGTCTTTACTAAACATCGTGAAAGAATGAAAAATCTTGACAAGGAAGACAAAGAAGAAGTTAAAGAAGGTCAAGAAGACCTTGATGCTATCTTAAGAATTATCAAAAAGTAATTCACCCAAAAACCTCACTAAAAAAGTGAGGTTTACCATATCTGGCATAAATAATATTGACAGCGCACCGAGAATAGTTTATTATTCATAATGTGTATGTTAGTTGATTCATAGGGAATCAGCGAATTTATTTTAAGGCTCAAACAAGACCATCTTAAGGAGAAAATATTATGGCAAGTCTAGCAGATATCCGTGCCCGTATCGCGGCACAAGAAAAAAAACAACAATCAGCCTCTTCAGGCCCATCTGATAATTCAATCTACCCACACTGGAATATGGACGAAGGTACTACTGCTACCGTTCGTTTTTTACCAGATGCAAACTCAAACAATACATTCTTTTGGGTAGAACGTCAGATTATTAAACTTCCCTTTAACGGAGTTAAAGGTGATACCAACGTCAAACAAATTCAAGTACAAGTTCCTTGTATGGAAATGTATGGCGATGCATGTCCTATTCTAGCAGAAGTTCGTCCTTGGTATAAGGATGAAAGTCTAAAAGAAATGGCTAACAAATATTGGAAGAAGCGTAGTTATCTATTCCAAGGCTTTGTTCGTCAGAACCCACTCGGTGATGATAAGACTCCTGCGAATCCTATTCGTCGTTTCATTATCAGCCCGCAAATCTTTGCAATCATCAAATCAAGTTTGATGGATCCTGAAATGGAAGAATTGCCAACCGACTTTATGCGTGGTCTTGATTTCAACGTCAAGAAGACCAGCAAAGGTGGTTATGCAGATTACAGCACCAGTAACTGGGCACGTAAAGAAAGTGCTTTAACTGAGGCTGAACAAAGTGCAATTGAATCACATGGTTTATTTAACCTTGCTGATTTCTTGCCCAAGAAGCCAACTGAGGCTGAACTACGTATAATCAAAGAAATGTTTGAAGCAAGCGTAGATGGTCAACCTTATGACAATGAACGTTGGGGTCAATACTATCGTCCATATGGACTTGATGCACCTGCAGGAGCGACCGCGGCTCAACAATCTGCGACTACTGAAACTAGCGCACCCGCAAAGGCACCCGTAGCAGAGTCTGCTCCATTTGACGAAGATGAACCTTCTACTGCTTCTAACCCTGTACAGGTTCCAAAAGCAACTAGTAGCGACAAAGCACAGGACATCTTAGCGATGATCCGTGCAAGACAGAATAAGTCTGCCTAAACGTGTGAGAGGGATTAATTCCCTCTCCACAGGAGAACTACCATGACATTACCAGACGAAAGATTCCGTGCATTAAAGCAAGGAAAAAAATTATTGGAAGAGTTATGTGACCCTGGACGTACCCCCAGGGTTCCTTCGTTAGTCAGAGATAGGGCAAGAGGTGTACTCAGACATTTTCCTAGTGATTTTGAATTAGAAAGAATTGCAGACAATTGTCCAGAATACTTAGATAAAATCCCCTTCGCTGATAAAATATACGCAGCACAAAAACAATTAGGAGAATAAATTGGGAAAACCATTCGATGTTAGCAAATTTAGAAAAGATATTACAAAGTCCATTGAAGGACTTAGCATTGGTTTCAATGACCCAACTGATTGGGTTAGCACAGGAAATTATGCTCTCAATTACCTCATTAGTGGTGATTTTAATAAAGGCGTACCTCTTGGTAAAGTTACTGTCTTTGCCGGAGAATCTGGATCAGGAAAAAGTTATATCTGCTCAGGGAACCTCGTTAGAGGGGCACAACAACAAGGTATCTTTGTGGTCCTCGTTGATTCAGAAAACGCATTGGACGAAGATTGGTTAAAAGCATTAGGTGTTGATACTAGTGAAGATAAACTATTAAAACTTAATATGGCTATGATTGATGATGTAGCCAAAACAATTAGTGAATTCATTAAAGGTTACAAGTCTATGCCAGTAGAGGATAGACCTAAAGTACTTTTTGTTATTGACAGTTTGGGTATGCTACTAACACCCACTGATGTTAATCAGTTTGAAGCAGGTGACATGAAAGGTGATATGGGTCGTAAGCCTAAAGCACTTACTGCACTGGTTCGTAACTGTGTTAACATGTTCGGTAACTTAAACGTCGGACTAGTTGCAACTAATCATACTTATGCAAGTCAAGACATGTTTGATCCTGATGATAAAATCAGTGGCGGTCAAGGCTTCATCTATGCAAGCAGTATTGTTGTTGCTATGCGTAAACTTAAACTCAAAGAAGATGAAGATGGCAACAAGGTAAGTGAAGTACGTGGCATTCGTAGTGCATGTAAAGTTATGAAAACACGTTATGCAAAGCCCTTTGAAAGTGTTCAAGTTAAGATTCCCTATGAGACTGGCATGAACCCTTATAGTGGTCTGCTTGATTTATTTGAAGGCAGTGGCTTGTTAACTAAAGAAGGCAACAGACTAAGTTATACTACCGAAGATGGCGAGATTCTTAAATTCTTCCGTAAAGGTTGGGAGAGTAATGAAGATGGATGCCTCGACAAGGTTATGACTGAGTATAATAAGAAATCAAAAACTAAACTAAGTAATACTATGACCGATAAGGAGGAGGTTACTGAATGAGTTTAGATTTTGTTGCAGAGGTATGGGACGCATTGCGTTATCATATTGACTTTAATGACCGTAATGATGCTGCTGATACATTAGTCAATTTGCTTATTGATAATAATTATGAGGCAGATGAAATTAAAGAAGCATTTGGTGGTGAAAAAGAAATATTAAATGCTCTTAAAAATTATGTATCAGAACACGAAGAAGAATACGAAGAATACGATGAAGATGAAGAAGATGAAGAATGGTGATAAATGAACTGGTATACCAAAGTTTCACAAAATTTATCGGTAATACCAGATTTCATCACGTACTATGAAACAGAATTGGCTGAAGCCAAAAAAGAGGTAAAGATATATGGCAATGTTGAAAAGAACATTGCCAATTTACCCGGGGTTACTGAACATAGATTTAATCAGTTGCAAGAAATTGAGGCAGTATTAAACTATCTCAACGTCAAACTTCGGCAAATTCGCCGAAAACATTTTCAAAAATATTTAGAAGCGTATAATAGAGCATTGACTAGCCGTGATGCGGAAAAGTACGTTGATGGCGAAGAAGAAGTAATTGACTTTGAAATTCTAATCAACGAAGTAGCACTATTACGCAATCGATGGTTAGGTATACTTAAAGGACTTGAAGCCAAGCAATGGCAAATGGGTCATATCGTTAAACTCCGTACTGCTGGTATGGAAGATATTACAATAGGATAATTATGAATACTGGTACATTTTCTATTTCCCCAACATCAGCACCTACTCCTAAAAATATTATAGTCAACAAAAAAAATTGGACTAGTAACATTTCACATTCATTATTCAATGATGGACATTTAACATTGTTTTCAAACAATTTTAGAAAATATGAATTATATGAATCCAATGAAGATTTGTTAGCATTGAGTGTGTGCTGGAAAAGATTGCGTGATGGTAACATAAAACTGTTAGGCGTTACTTCACTAATGAACGATGAATTATTCACTCATATAATTCAGCAAGACCGCGATAAGGCAAACGTAATCCGTGATTATTACAGTAAAAAAATCATGATGTGGAAACTCAAAAACGTTCAATTGAGTAGTTTTCGAAATGATATGAATGAGTTTGTTCATACTGATGGAAAAACGTTTAAAGAACACATGATTAAACTAGCCTATAGACTACCTGAATTTTATGAGTATGATACTGAATTTGAAACACTGGCTAGAAACTATAATCATGAGGTTACATGTAAAGAAAAAATATATGAAGTGACTTCAAAAGGACTGACATTCTTAAAGAAATTTAATATTTCTACTAATCGTAAAAAGGTTGTAGAATATTGGTTTAGTGATGCATCCAACAACTTAGTATTACTTTCATTTGATCCACATAATCAATTGAATTCATTACTAGAACTTACTGTAAAAAATTCTAATGTTAATGTTATTGGTTCTTTTTTTAAGAACAAACGTGATACAGTAGAATACTTTAAGGTTAGCAATTACCGATTTGAATAAAGGTTGACAATAAATGGTCAATGTAGTAGAATAACTATATTGACTTTTTTGGAGCCTGTTATGGGTAGTCGTGTTTTGGGTCGTACCGAGGATGTTCTAAAGGGCTACGGCCCACGCAAGGGGCTTGAAGGCCCCTTCATTTTTGTAAGTGGTCGTATTCTGTACTATGATCCGAAAGAGGGTCAGTACTACGACCCAACTACGGACTTTTATGTTGAGCAGGAGGAAATGGACCTGCTCAACAAAGAACTGGCAAGATTTTTGTCAAGTTAAATAGGAGTTGTCGTGGGCAAGAAGCATGACCTCACCGCTATTATCTACGATAAGCGAGGCCGTGTACTAAGCATAGGAAAAAATAATTATGTCAAGACCCATCCTATGCAAAAGAAATACGCTACTAAAGTAGGTGTACCACACAAAGAATTTTTACATGCCGAAATTTCGGCTATCATTAAATGTAAAGATTTGTCACGGGCACATAGGATTTCGATTTTCAGATTTAATGTTGATGGAAGCCCTGCACTAGCAAGGCCCTGTCATGTGTGCATGTCCGCTATTGAGGCTGCAGGAATCAAGTCAATCACGCATACATAAAATTTGACAAATATTCTGACTACTGATATAATACACAGTATATTAGATAGAGGAATAGGTATGCAATATACTCTGATTACCGGAAACGGTAAGGTTCTCACTTTCTTTATCAAGGCTGTTGCCGAAATGTATCAAAAAGCATACAGCGGCATCATCATTACAAATGACATTGTTTTACAGGAGGATACTCAAAATGTCGATTAAACTTAAAGCATTTCTTAGGACCGTTGCATTAATTGCATCTGCCACAATTGCAGGATTGGGCATTACACTTTTGCTAAAGTATTTTGATTCGGATACTGTTTTGATGGGTCTAATGGTTAGTTTGGCTGCTTGGTTGGGCTATTGTTTTTATCAAGCCAATGTTTCTATGCTTGAGAGCGAAGCCCGCATCAAGGAATTGAATGATAAGCGGATTTGACAATAAATGGATTTGGGCATATAATACATACATAGGCAATTAATTATAGGAGTAGCAAATGACCAAATCAGATTTTCTCTTTTATCAGATCCGAATTCAAGAAAATCTGACAGTCGCAATGGATGCTCTGAAATCCAAACCCAACAGTATCTACTGGCAACAATCAGTCGCCCGTAAACTTGAGGCGCTTGCTACACTACAGAAACGATACAAAGAATCCAAAATTTGACAGTAAATGGATTCGGGTATATAATAGAATCTTAGACAGTTGATTAACGGAGCAAGTTATGAATTTCCAAGAAGCCCTCAATATCGTTGAAGAAGTTCGCCTGAATAACGGTCTTCCCGCGTTGCTTGAAACTTTAGAATTTATGAAGGTTCCTAGCAACCGTGAAGAACTGACTGGCCAGGAACTTCGTGCGTACAATGTGGTGTTTACCGAAATGCGTAAACTGTTTTACCCGGATTGACAATAAATGGATTTGGGTATATAATAGAGTCTTAGACAGTTGAGACACGGAGTAGATATGAAATCCTATGCAATGTTTACAGATTTGGGCAATGCTATGGTCCATGGGATCGTAGTTACTGCAAAAACCGCAAATTTGGATTGGGATGAGGTTCTTGAAGTCCTTGAAGATATCGCTACCCTTGATGGATTTGAGGAAGCCACTGATACTGCGGTGCGTGAATGTGTGTATATGGCCCTGCAAAACGGTTGACAATAAATCGGTTTGGGCATATAATATTTACATGGTAAAAGCAACCGTTACTCTTGCAAAACAACTCGGAGCCCAACGAAGTGGTTGGGGTGGTTTTAAGCACAAACTGATGGCCTACTTAGGCGTCCCCCGTGACCAATTTGACAAGTGGGATGTTCCTGAAGAATGGAAAGAAGCCTTCTGTAAGGCCAATGGTCGTAAATTGTTCAAACACAAAGGTTGACAATAAATCGGTTTGGGCATATAATACTTGTATTGACAGTTGATTAACGGAGCAAACTTATGAAGA